GCTACTGCTCCCATAACTGTTTTAATTGGTCCTGGAAGACCTGAAAATATTTTTGAAATAGCATTTGCAAAATCCATTAATTTTGTTGTAAATTCAACAATTTTTTGTCCTATTGGAAGTAAATTTGCTTTAAATGATTCTAATGATCTTTGAAATTTTGCAGTTGGGGATTCAGTTGCTTGTTTCATTTCTTGATTAGCAAGTGTTGCTAATTCTCCAGATGTAGCTCCTGCAATTTTAATAGCGTTTACTGTCTGACTTCCCGTTTTTCCAAAATTTTCTAATAAAGCTGAAACACGAGCAAATTGAAATTTACCAAATAACTTTTCAATTAATTGTTCTTTTACTAGTGGAGATAGTTTTGACATTCCCGCTTGCAGAGCTTCAATCATTTTAACTGGATTGCCTTGAGTACTAGTTTTTATGCCAGTTAAACTAATTCCATATTTTTGAAATTCTGCTGAAGCAGACTTGGTTGGAGCAATCATAGATGCAACAGCAGACTTAATTGCGTTAGCAGCTTGTGCTGCTGGAATACCTGCTTCACGCATAGCTACAAGCATAACAGCCGTATCTTTATATGTTCCACCAAGCTGTTGCATAATTGGACCAACACGAGGTATAGCCTGTGTCATATCTCCAAGTGTCATTGTTGTTTGCTTTTGAATATCTGATAAAAAGTTAACTGCATCTGCTAAATCATAAGTATTTACCTTATAAACATTTTGAAGTGCAACAACAGTGTTTGTTGCATCTGCTGTTGATACTGCACCAAGTTTTGATAGACGCATTGTTTGAGCTGTTATATCTAAAAGATCTTTACCTTGACGACCCATTGCAGCAAAGTTTGCAGCAGCCTTTACAGTTTCAGTTTGTGCAATACCCATAGTTCCAGCAATTTCTTTTCCAAGATTAATAACTTGACCAGATATTTTGTCTATCTCTGCTTGACTTGGAGGAGTAAGACCTTCACCATAAAGTCTTTGTAATCTTGTAAGCTCTATATTTACATCTTTAAATGCGGATACAGCTTCTTGTCCAAATATCATTAATGGGACAGACATACCTACAGTTAACTGACGACCCGCCCACTGTGTATTTTTACCCCAATTAATTAATTCTTGACTGCCTTTTGCTACTGCTATATTATAAAGATTTTGTTCATTAGCAACAATTTTTGTAGCATTTGCAACTTTATCTATTTTTGATGGGGTGTATACAGAAAGAATACCTTGTCTTGAAGGATCTGAAACAACCATAGAATTTTGCAATTTTGTTTGTTCTAATGCAAGAGCTTTTACTTGAGCTACAGCTTGTGTTGATTTTTGAGTAATTATTCCATAATATTCAGAAAGTTTTAATTTGCCAGTAACAAGTGCTTCACCAAAACGAGCAGTTTCAGAAGACATCTTAACAGTAGATTCTGTAAATTGTCCTGTTGAAAGCAATGTTTGTTTAAATGAAGCATTTAAACTGCCTAGATCTTTTTGAAGAGATGAATTTAATCCAACACCAGATAAATTCTTTTGGAGTAATTGAACTTGAGCTTGAAATGATTTTAATTGGGCATTGATAGAAGAAAAGTCTCCAAGTGCAACAATATTAAATTCTATGCGTGACAAGTATAATCAACCCCCTTTTTTATAATTCCATGAAACCAAGTCCTTCATTAGTTCCAAATCCTTCTTGCTGTGCTACTCTTGAATTACTTAAATCAGTTACATCATCTAACTCTTTAGCACTATCTTCAAGATCAACACCATTTATTGCTGCTAAAAATCTCATCTCCCTGTCTTCTTTTTCTCTTGATGCATTTAATAACGCAGTAAGTTCATCAAGCGAAAGATTTGATTCTAACTCGTCAAAGTTTTTCCAATGACCAAGCAAGAAAACTTCGGACTCTAAGGAGCGGAGATCTAGTTCGTCCCAACTAGGGCTGCTCCCAGTAGGTTTGGGTCTGTCAACTTCAAACCTCCTGCTACTTCAAGAATTTTCATCATTGTAGGAATTTCAATTATTTCTTCAAATTTATCTCTATCAGAAGCTAAATCTGCTCTACCTAATCCTTTAAGGCAAACCATTGCAGCTTCAATAAAAGTATCCATTGCAGCATCATCAGTCTGAGAATCTGCATTCTCCATAGTTTTAATAACTTCCATAAACGCTCTAAGCTGTTTAATTGGAAGAGGTTTAATGGTAAGGGTTTCACCATTAGATAATTCAATTTCTACTATATCATATACTGTTGTTGCCAATTTATTTCTCCTTTGTTGTATTCTTAATTATACCAATAAACTTTGAATAAACAAATTCAAGACCCCCGTCATTTCTGACAGGGGCTTGAATCTATATTAAATTGTATTTATATATTAATTACTGCCGTATACACGATCAATAACAATACCATATTCTGCACCTGCATAGTTATAGTCAGAATCAGGCAAGCAACGGAAATTCACTGGGAATACTGTTGCTGCATCACGCTTCAAAGCATGCATTGTTGTATCAATTGAAACAACACGACGTGCGACATATACACGCTCTTTGTTACGCAAAATTGATGTTGATGTTCCTGCTGCAATTGCTGCTGAACCTGTACCACCTGATGGAACTGTTACTGCAACTGATGTTCCTACTTGAGCTGGAGCTTGTCCAACTGCAATAATAACACGTTCTACTGGAGCATCACCAAGAGCACCTGCAGCCATATTTAATGTAGCTGCTGGATTATCTGAAGTTGAAACTGCAGAGTCATTGTTAATCAATGTTGGTACTGCTGTTACTGTGCTTGCACTGTTTGCAACATAGTATGAATCCATCTGACCCCATGAAAATGTTAGATTCTCAAGAGTTGCCTCTGCAAGCTCTGTCTTAAGCATAACTTTTAATGTCTGCTTAAAAAGACGTGCTGCATCTAGAAGTTGGTCAACCATTACTTCACCATATACTGGTTCGTAAGAAATTTCAAATCCTGTAGCTGTATATCCAACTTCACGATATCCTGTAGCTGGAGTACTAGTAGAAGCCAAAAGAGCTTGACGTGCTGGGATTGTTCCTGCTAATAATGTTTTTAGAGTTGTATTATCTGTTGCTGGACGACCATATGAATTAGAGCTATTTCCAATGCTAGTAAATAGTGCTGCTGCACCGACGATTACGTTTTTTACGCTTGTAGCCATATTTTATTTCACCACCTTATTTATTTTTAATTAAAACAAAAAAACAAAAAGACAATTTTTACTTCCTCATGCAAAAGCATATCATTGATTTAATTTAAATCAAAGTTAAGTGTATTTTCCTGTACCTTGATTTACTTCACGGGTATATGCATATGTTATTGAGATCATACCATTCATGAACCCGCCCTCATCATGAAAAGCTTGAACTGGATCAACTGAATCAATATGAAAATATAAATAATTATAAATACTTGTATTTGGAAGAAAACTATTAAATTCATTAGCAGTCTTTTCATATCTTCTAAAGAAATCTATCATCCAGTTTATAAGGGTACGAATTTCAACTTGATCTCTTGAAGTTATATTAAATGTAATAGTGTCCTCAAATATCCACCACTGAACTCCCAAAATTTTTTGAACTACATCATAAATTAGATATGTTTTTCCAGGAAGCAAATTATTAAATTCTGGGACTTGTTGTGCAGGGATAATTGGCATTAATGGCTGCATGAATCCATCAGCATAATAATTATTTGCTGACAATAAATTATTACTTTGTAATTGTTGCCATAATACCTTTATAACATCATAAGAAGCTACATATGAATAATCTGTCATTTAATTTCCACCAATCCTCTTGAAGCTAAATTTCCAATTTGAGATGCCATGTTTTTGATTTCTCTAATTCCCCCGCCACGTTCAATTATTATTGAAGCTTCATTAGCTATTTTCTCATATATACCTGATGAATTCATAATTGATTGTGCATTATGATTATACCAATCAAGCATAAAAGATGAAAAAGAATTTTTTGTTGATATGCCACCAGGGTTTTTAATACTTATCATAGCTCCAGGTCTTAAAAACATTATTCCTGTTCTACCAGCAAATGCTAATATATTTGAAGCAGTATATTGTATTGGTAAACCCTTTTCCATAACATCTGCTTTATTCTTAAAAATATTTCTTTTATTTACATATTTACCAGTTTTTCCAGGCACTAAAAGTTCTGGATTAATAGGGACGGGTATATTTGATGGGATAAAACTTGAATTAATAATTAAACTACCTTTAAGTGTAGAGAGTCTTTCAATAACAAAAAGTCTTGCTCTAGGATTTCCTATTTGTTGCCATTCATAAACATGATGCATTTTTTTAGGGTTTTGAACAGCAAATCTATCTACCGCCAAAACAAATCTTTCTCCAACTATTGTAAATGTAGCTTTTGCCATCTCTTCAAGAAAAAAAGAATCTTTCATTTGACCAATAGATTCTACGGTTAAATTTAATCGTTTATTAACTTTTGAAGAATTAACGGATAGTTTGATCATTGTCTTGTACGGATACCCTTACTAAGTTTGATTCAAAATATGAAATTTTACCAAAAGGGTCTAAAACAGCATGCGATGATGTAACTTCAAAAATTGTATCTGGCTTATCATATTTATCAATTTCTAAAAAAACTTGTTGACCATCACTTGATCGAATAGATTCTATTCTCCAACGCTTACTTAATAGCTCAAGACCTTTTAATTTAATCTGTAATCTCTCATCATAAGCACCTAATCCATTATTAGAGTCATTAAATATTTTATTATCCCCACGACTACTTGTTCCTCTGGCTTTAATAGGCTCTATTTTACATTCAATAGTTTTACTATAAACCCATTCTCTTGATATAGCTCCAGTATTTGCATCTTGTACATTTTGCTGGACATATACTTGAGCTGTCATGTTCATAATTGAACCTATAAATGATGAATTAAACATTATATTATCACTATATTAAGGTTACGGTATTGGTCAAGAATATTATCAACTGTAACATTTCCCGTCCCATTAAATGCTCCCTTAGCCATCTCAAATGAAATTTCACTAAGATTAACTTTTGACAAATATTTATTTCTCCAGTTGTAGTCATTTGCTACAATATCTCCAACTAACAACATTGCTGCAAGTTTAATATCTTCTGGAACATACTTATATCCAATTTGACCTTGAATCTTATATCTGGCATTATCTCTAAAACGTCCATAATAGAGCACAGCGGGATCTACTTGATTATCGTACCTTACATCCCAACCAGCATTTACAATGCGTATAGCACGTCCTGTAGGGCTTATTTCAAGGTTAAATCCAAATGTATTATAGACGGGATTTCTAGTATTATCAATTAATAACAAATCATTTTCCCAAACCTTATCAATTGATAAAGCTCTTTCTACAAGTTCAAGAGCATCAGATCCTTTTCCAAATATCTCTTGATATCCGTAATAAGTATAAAATTTAATATTGGTATAACCTTCAATAATAGTTCTAGCAAGTTTTTCAGCTTTAGCAATATCTTTTGCGTCATGATAATTTACACTAGATGCATCAGAACCAAAACCTAAGAAATCAACAATTTCTGAAACAGAAGCATAAGAAGTTTCAATTGAATAAAATTGTTCTTCTGTAGCAGTAATTCCATTACTACGATATGTCCATATGACTTGAATCACACGATTTGTATTTGTAATATTTTGTTTAAGTGTCCAAGAATATATACCTGCTGGTTGTTCATCATGAGAAGTTGATGAAGATAAAAGACTTACCCCAGTATCTGCATCTAATATTACTAGGGTAGGAATAGCATCAGCTTGAGTTAATACACCATCTACATATACATTTAAGTATATCTTATCTTGACTTCCTTTTTGGATGTTCTGCAATCAAAACGCCCCCTTTTTATTTATAGTACTCTTGTGCCTCTCGTGGAGTCGCAAGGCGAAAACCTGCTTGAGTGTCAAAAATTGATTGTGCATCTGATTCAGACATTGCAACAAACGGATGTTCTTGTGTAAAAGTGTAAGGACCAACATTATAAGAATGATTTGCTCTATCCATTTTTACAAGAACTGCATTTATTGTTTTCATAATTTTAGCTTCTCTTTTTTTCTTTTCTATTTCTGGAATTTCAATTTCTTCTTTTTCAGCTTTTGTAAATTTATTATACATCTGATAGGTAATACCTTCTTCTTCAAGTAATGCAATAATTTCTGGCTTTGTTTTAGATCCATCAAGGTCTACACCAAATGTTTCTGCAACTTTTTTAAGATCCGCTGTTTTAAATTCTGTAAATGACATTTTGACTTCCTCTCGTCTCTGCTAATTATATCATTAAATGGCTAAGGGGACTACATTGTAGTCCCCCGCCTTGCATCTAATTAAGATTAGAATGTATTTCCGTTAGCTCCGCCAGTTACATTAGAACCGTTGGTTGCTGTTAAAGCATTAGTTCCAACAGTACCTGCAACTTTAACGTTTTTAACAATAACGTGTGCATCGTAGTTTTCCATTACGCAACCGACACGAATGAATAGTGTATATTCAATTGTATCTTTCTTTGGCTGGAATAGACGATAAACAGTTACATCACGCTTGATACCAATGATAAAGTTCTGAGGGAAAGTCAAGTGCACTTCACCATGCAAACCACTTGGGCTTGCATAGTCGCCTGTACGAGTCTCATCCATCAATGGAACGTTAATTACTGGAATACCAAAAGCAAATGGAGTTACCGTACCTGGACCACCATCGTTAGCAGCAGTATCACCACGTAGGATACCTGAAGCGATATCGAATGGAGTGAATCCACCACTTGTCATAGCGGTTAGGTTGTATAGGTAATCCTGAACCAAGTTAGATCCTGTGAAGAATCGAAGCTGGTTTCTGCGTTGCTTGTACTTACGTGGCAATGCTTTGATTGCTTGGTTAAATACATTTTTGTCTAGACCCGTACCTGCTGCATCAACAACGTGTGCGTTGTCCAATGCTAGTTGACGGAAACCTTTGAACGCTGAAAGCAAACCTGTGCTAATTCCTGTACCGTTGATGAGAACATCCTCGATATCGTTACCAGCCTGAGTAGCCATAAGACGTGCAATGTGGTCTTCTAGATCTGGACCTTCAATATTGTCTTCAAGAGACTCTGAAGAAAGTTCCCAGTCGAGGCGTAGCTTACGAGTTGTAAGCGAAACCTTGTTAAAGGATGCTGCTGCGTTAGCAAACTGATTTGCTGAACCTGAATCGTATCCTGTATAATCACGAGGATTATCTTCTGCTGCAACTGTCATGATGCGTTGTCCGATAGAGACACGATCAATTTCAGTTGTATTAGAACGCATACGAATTGTGCGAGCTGCCTTTGCAAGAATAGTTGCATCCCACATATAATCTAGAAAGCGATTAGCCTGATCTGGATATAGAAGACCATTTCCGCTAAGGTTTGCTGAATCGCCAGAAGCGTTAACAGCAGAGCTTCCAAGATTTGTAGTATCAATTACTTTTTGTAGAAGTTCATTACTCATTTATTATTTCACCACCTTATTTATTTTTATTTTTTATAGACTATTAACACCGAGGAAGTGTCCTTGCCATATACTTTGTTTCTTTGCTTGCTCCATTGGAGCCGAAACACCAATGGACTTCTTAACTGCAGTTGCGGATTCAAAGCCTTTGAGCTGATGGTCAACATATTCAATCTTGCCACCAAGATCCTCAACTGTCTTCTTAATTGCTTTATTTTCTTCAGCTAGAACATCGTAAGACTTTTTCAATTCCTCATGTGAAGCCGTCATCTTCTCAAGTTCTGCATTTGTTGCAGTAATAACTTTCTGAAGATCACCGATTGTTGCTGATTGTAAAGCATAGTTCTTTTCAATAGACTCACCAAAGAAGGTCTTGAGATCAGTGACCATCTTCGTAAAATCAACTGTATCTTCAACCTCAGAAATTTCTGCAGCTTTTTCAACGCTGGTATCTTCTGAAATTTCAGAAACAACTGAAACTTCTTCGGCTGGAGCCTCTACATTTGCCAAAACCTCTGCATTTGTATCTTCTGACATTTTGTTACCTCCTTGTGTGAGCGAAATTTCATCACTCTTTTTTATCCCGTCGTTAAACTGGATTTTCTTTTTATTTTGATCAGGATAAAGATTAATTGAAGTATTACTGTCAATTACATTTCCCGCCAAACCTGGAGCTGCTGTCTCCGTTGCTTCATGTGCTGATGTTGGGGCATCATCTTTCTTGAAATAAGAATCAATTACTTTTTCAATTGCTTCAAATTTTTCTGAATCTGTTTGTTCAACCCAACCAATGTTTTTCATATCGCTATCACAAACAACACAGCTCTTTGTTGTTGCTGGTGATGTTGATGCAATTTCATCATTATCACACCAAAAAACATTTTCAGTAATAACATCAGAAACCATTCCTTTTATAAAGGATGATCCATCTATATTCTTTTCAATTGACATAAAATTAGCTAGTTGATTTGCTGGGGAATCAACTAATGATAGTTCATGAAGATCATAATTATGAATGACACGACGATTTTCTTTTCCATCATCAGACTTTTCCATCTTAGCATCTACGATGTTTCCACCAATAGAGAATCCTGTGTAAGTCCCGTCCAAACATTTTTCCCAAGCATCCTGTGCACCTTTTGAAATATAAGCTGTTACATAAATTCCATTATATTTTTTTTGTGACTCTGGATCAAAAAATGCATCTTCTTTAAAATTAAGCATTTTGCCAACTGCATCATTTGTATGCATTTGACGAATATTTCCTCTAAAATTATCAAAAGCTTTTTTATTAGCTTCTGCAGTTACGATATCACCATGACGGTCAACGTTATCTAGAGATGCCCACCCAGAAACTGTTCTTTTTTCTTTGTTAATTTTTGTAAAAGGCATTGAAATAACAAATTTGTTATCTTTAGCCTGAATAGTAGTTTTATCTATCTTATCCATGAATTAACACTTCCTTAATTTTCTGCATGTCCATATGTAAATAAATAATATCAGTATTTATAAATAACTCATAATTTTAGCATATTAATTTTATAATACGACTATTATTGTTATTCTTGTGCTCTTCCTTCGCCTTTTGGATTACGAGACTGACCCATCTTATCATTTGCACCAAGAGTTCTTTCTTGTGATCTTGTTTTATTTCCACTATGTTCTGATAATGTATCAGAAGCTTCTTTTGGATTAAGGACAAGAACTTTATCTCCACCCGCAATTGGAGCAAGTCCTTTACGAGCACGAACTTCATTTGGAAGAATAACTTGATCTTTAAGATAACGATCATCAATACGAGATTGAGTTTCTTCATCTGTCAAAGCAAGTTCATTAAATCGCAATGTAAATGCATCTGTAAATTCTCTAACTAAAAGATTAATTTTAAACTCAAGCTCTTCTTGTCTTGGACGACATACTTGCTCTTTAAATGTTTTATCAGCATCTTTAGCATTTGCCAATGAAACACCTTGTGGCATACCAATTTTAGAAATAGGTACACGATGAGCAATAAGAATACGATCTCTATTTTCTACTGCATAATTCTTAAATGAAGAATCTTGAACTCCCGCTTCAATTGGTTCCATCTTAAACTCAACACGAGCCTGTTCACCATCTGATGGTAATGGAATATAAAGAGTTCTATGATTTCTTCCACGCAATCCAGTTTGAAAAAATTCAAGGAGTTTGCGTTCAGATTCAGCAGTAAGTTTTGCACCTTTAACTGTAATAATATAACGGGGAACAGCTTTATTTTCAAAATAATCTAAATTAAAGCGTTGTGCAAATTCATCTCCAGCTACTGCGTTCTTAGCAGATAGTACATCTGGAACACCATAGTATGTGTTAGAAGGTGTAAATATTTTAAAATGAATTACTTCATTTGGCTGTGGATCTGTTCCAATTTGATCTGGAGTTTCTGTGTCTCCAAAGTTTCTAAAGAATGTATAACGGTTATAAACAACTTGTACAAAGCCATCACGGTGACGGCGGATTCTCATAGTTGTTGTAGGAATATGACCAATATATCCAATTTTACCAGTTGATGTACGACCAACTTCAAGATAAGCATTTCCTGTTGATTCTAAATCAATAAATACTTTTTTCATATTCTCAGTAAAAGAATCATCTGAATTAAGAGATTCTAAATATTCACGCAAAGCAACTTTTGAATCTTCTATATTTGAACGAATCTTATCAAGTCTTTTTGGAGTATCCATTGCTGCTTCAACTTTTTTAGTTGTGAGCCAAGTTTCTTCAAATTTATATCCAAGACCAACTACGTTTGCTGCTTTAGCATTAACTGCTGAATGATGATATGGAGATACATCATAAAGTTGTGCTAGATATAACATGTTGTATGGAGGCTGTACAATTTGAAATAAAGAATATCCAGTAAGATCAAGTGGATCAAGTTTCTTAGATTTTGCATCTCCCTGTCCAGTAAATGATTTTTCTAGTCTTGAAGCATTACGACGGAAATTAGCACCTAAACCTTCTGCTTTTCTAATATCTTCCCATCTAGCATTAAAAGGATCATCAAATTCTTGCTCTTTCTTTGCAAAAAGTTGAAAATCTTCTGGTGTATAAATTCTTACATCTTTATCATCATAGTCATTATCTGAAACAACTGTAGCTGTATGCTCCATTATAGCCCCATCTCTTTTGCTTCTTTAAAGTATTCCATCATTGCTGGCAAGTCTTGTGTATCTGGGACTAAACCAAGATCTAGTCTTGACTTCTGCTCAGACAATTCTTCATCAGTTACAGGTCTATGTCCTGAAAAAAATATAGGGCATCCTTCATCTAATCCATAATTTTTTGCTGCAACTTTAAGTTTTTGAATTTGTCTAATGTCGCCTTTAATGGACGGGATACTTAAATAAGCACCATCTTCATCCATAACAAGAGTATCATCAGGCATCTGCCACATATACATACCCCAATTAACCTCATCTACAGGCGTAATTCTCATCTTATTGTTAGTTTTCATATATAGATAATACCATTATTCTATGTTAAACCCTAATTATTTAACATTGCAATGCCATTTTATTCTTTTTTATTATTGATTAGATACTTAGTACATACTCCATACACATCTTTAAATACAGATAAATCCATAGGTTCTAAAATTACAACAATAGATTTATTGGTTAAAGTTTTACCTGGATAAGTCCAAATATATCCATTGCTAGTTAAAGTATAATCATCATTTTGATGCCAGAAAAAATTATTATAGGGCATATTATTAGAAAAATATCCTAAAGCTTCTATATTTTTGCAATGAAACCAAGTTTCTTTTTCTATATCTTTTAAAAAATCTTTGTCAATTTTATACACAGGTTTATCATGCCCAAGATATATTCCATCTTCATTCATCCAAATATCAACTTCAACATTAAATCCTTGAGATATAGCAGATATTAAATTTATAGGATTATTCTCTCCTATTTCATCAAAACCATTAGTTAAACCTCTATGTGCAATTTTAATCATTGTTACTCCTCAAATAACTATTTAAATCTTCTGGAGTACCAATTCCCCACATTTTTTTTACATCCATAATATATATACGTTTTTTATCTTGAATTGCTTCATTAAAAACTGGGGCTGCATAAAATTCACCATTTACTCTAATATTTTTTTCTATCATTTGTTTAGCATATTTTACAAAATCTGATCCATGTTTCCAGTAATATATACCAACAGTAGCATGATTACTAATAGGTTTTTTTTCAGCAACTTCCAATACAAGACCTGTTTCAGGAGATATTCTTGCATAAGACCATTTGGGATGAGTTGACGTAAAAGTTGCTATTCCTGCATCAGCATTTTTTATATACATATTATATAAAAATTCCCTACTATCCCAATCAACTATTTGATCTGAATTAGATATAATTAATGGTTCATCTGAATTAATAAAATTTTCTGCAATTAAACAAGTTTCAGCAGCACCACCAGTAAGATTTGTAATACCAATTAAATTACATCCAGGAGTTAATTTATCTAACATAAACATTAAATTATAATTTTCTATATGATCTTGCATAGCCACATATGTATATTTAGCTTCAATAGCTAAACTTTCAACTACACGTTCAATCATAGGTTTTCCATTAACTTCAATCAATGGTTTTGGGAAAGTGTATCCAGCATTAGCAAAACGACTTCCTAAACCTGCCATAGGTATAAGTACATTTAATTTTTTATCTTTAAAAGTTGAAGATTTAGATAAATGATCTATAGCCATATTAATTTTTTCTTCTGTAAGATCTAATCTATTTTTAATTTCTATTAAGTGAGCACCACTATCTTTTGCAGCAAGTTTACCAACAAAACTATCTTCAAAAATAACAGTATTTTCTGGAATAGCTTTAAGGCGACTCATCACAGACCAATACATTTCTGGGTGAGGTTTGGGGTTTTCAACGCTTTCATTTGATAAAGCAATATCAACATAAGGTAGTACGCCTAATTTAGTTAGGCAATCCCTTACTGTGTTGCCAATGCTATTACTAGCAACACCTATTTTAATTCCTTTTGAAGAAATTAATTTGAAGTATTTAATAAGGCTACTATCTTCTACAACTTCAGCAAACATTTCAGTTGTATACTTTTGCTTTAGTTCCCAGATCAAAGTATGAGTATCTTGGGATAACCCCTTATTTTCTGATAGTAAATAAAGTTTTTCTTTAGTAGGTAGTCCTTCATAAATATTAGTGTGTTCAGAAGAGCTAATCAAACTTTTTGGTGATACATCCGCTAAAGCCTTGTTTAGGGCAAGAAAGTGAATATCTTTGCTATCAATTAGTACACCGTCAAGATCAAATATTATGATTTTATTCATGCGGATAACCATGCTTTTAATAAAGTATCATTTTCAATAGTATTTATAACTTCTTCAGAACTTCTATTTAAGTTAGGTATTGATACATACCTATGTCCCAAACGAGCAGCCATTAAGTGGTAGAAGTGGTGTATCTCTTCTGTACCTACAGAAGGAGGTTCAGTGACCCCATTACCCACTTTAGTAAAAGAAATTAACGGAGTGGTTAGCTCTAATACCGCAGACCCTGTAGGCATAAAGGCTGCGTTAACAAGTCCAGAACTAGTGGTTGATGCAACCATCTTAGCCTTACTAAAATAGCTAATCTGAGATTCAAAAGTTTTAAACTCATCGGGAGCCACAACCTCAAATCCCAAAGAAGCAAAATACTCCTCTACCTTACCCTCATCATCCATTCGATCATCGTCTTCGTAAGGAAGTCTTCCTTTAATTAGTGCTTTTAATGACCTACCTTTATAATTTTTTCTTGTCAAATACACTTTCTTACCATCTGCAACATCTATATTTGGAGTGACAAATTGTTTAGACATCTCATGGATTTTTGGCCAAGGATTGTTAATCTCAAAAGACTCAGCATTAAGATCCCTAAAGTACAAGTTATTTATATTAAACTTGTTTATAACTCTAAGGTTTATAGGGACATAATCTACATTGTTTTTGTTAAGAAATTTAAAGAAGTTTTGAATATAGGTTGGCAGTGGATCTCTATCAACAATTCCTGTGATGTCAATAATAAATAAAGCATCAGGAGTTAAAGCATACTGAGCTAAAAACTCTCCTAAATCTTCATGCATGAAGTGGTAAAAAGATGATCCAAGATAGACAAAAACTTTAATCTGATCCGAAATAAAATCTTTTACATGTTTTTCTTTTTTATTAAATTTAGGATGTGCTTGAAACATATGTATACTATTTCCAGCAACTAGACCTACTTCTTCTGAAGCAAATCGGTAAGATGTTTGATACGATGTATGGTTTAGCGTAGTTGTGCTAGTAGATTTCATTATTATCCTTCTATTATTTTTGTTAAATCATCTTCTGTTAGTTCCCTGTCAAAAGGTAGGTCAGGGTTTACCCACTTGTTTAGTGGGCAAGTAGCATCTTGTAGCTTAACTTTAGCATTCATTATACATCCGCATTCACGGCATTGATGGGTTAACTTTATAAACCGCTCACAGCCTTTGCAGGTATTAAGCCTATTTTGAGCAATAGCAGGAAGTGCACGTTCCATGTTTTTTTTTAATATGTCCCAAGGTTTTACTTCTTTTTTAGAATCAGACATTAATCTGCACCTCTTCGAGTCACCCCGTGCATACTAAACAATTCAAACTTACCATCTTTATAAATAGATCCAATATTTGGACGCTCTTCACCTTCATTAATTTGTACAAACTTAGGACCTTTTAAAAGAATATCCGCAAAACCCTTTTGAACATTCATAACCTCTACAACCACATCATCTAAAACAATAGCTAAAGCTATTATTTCTATATCAATAGGGGGTTCATTTACTGCACATTCAGGACCATGCACATGTTCTTCAAGTGCTTGATTATGATCATTTTTATGTTTTTTTTCTTTAAGTTTGTTTTTTAAATACCTAGCAAATTCTTTAGTATTCATAGGCTTTATCTCTGGAACGTCGTAGTTCCTAATTACTTTATCCATTATTCATAATCCTTTTTAACCCATTCAACATTTTTATACTTATATTGTTCAACACGTACATTTGCAGATTTAATTCTACCAAGAGGAATTAAAGCTGAATCAACAAAAGACCTCCATGATGTTCTTTTTATTGGAATAATTTGAGCAAAAGGTGTACCAGCAGTTATAGTTCCAGTCCAACCTTCTTTTAGGTGAAATGGTATATTGCCGTTAGTAAAAAACTTATCACTATCAATAGTAGCTGACATAGTTCTAAATGGTAGATCGCCCCTATTAAAAGGATGAGTGACAATAGTGCTCCACCCCCTAGGTGTTTTCCAACCCCATTTAGAAGCCCATACCAAATGATTTTTACGATGTCCTGCAGGGACAGGAATAGTAGATCCAAGAGCTTCAGGACGTTCTCCGACAAACTCTGACCATTCATCTGGCCCATCCCACTTTAAACCAATTTTTTTATTTTCATCTTCGGTTACGTGGATATCAAAAGGTACAAGGAGAAAATACCCTCCAATCATTACATCAATAAAAGGTTTGCAAGTTTTAAGGCCAGCTTGATTATTTCCATTTTCATCAACCCAATAAAATTCGCCATCTTTATACCATTGAGGAACATGTTTTTTACATGCTTGAGGCTCCAGCAACATTTTTTCTTTATTTTTAAGTTCTGGAACAAATCTTATTATTTTCATAATTTCCTTATTAAATATTAGCTATCTGATGGTGGTGGAGAAAATTTATCATTTTCGTATACAAAACCTGGATCAACATATAGTGTTTTAGGAACTTGTACAAATGTAGGGTTAGAAAGATAACGAGCTGCATCTGTAGTATCTAAGTTAAATACTGTGTGTACAACACCATTAATTATCATAGCAACTCTATAACGACCTGTTATTTCAGGTGAAACTGGTGGTACTAAAGGTGGAACTGGTAGCAAATCTTCGTTCATATAATATCTCCTTAATTTGAATTTGAATTGAAATCATCTAGTTGATTGCCTTGGACATAATCAGAAGGACCTAAAACAATTCCAAACTTATTACCTATTGTAGCACTTGTTGCTGTATATGTAAAATCAGCACCTATTTGATTAGTTAAAGAAGTTTCTTTATAAGTTCGAATTGTAATAACCTTGGTAACAGAATTAGTAATAACTTTAAAAGCTGCGGAAAGCTGGGATAGGCTCCAACGAGTGATCTCAGATACAACGTTTCCTGAAGACTGTATAAGACGAATATAACTTGGAAAACAGGTCTGGCAGTTACAGGAGGTATATCCGTAGACTGGGCTAGAACAATATGGTGCATATGTAGAATAATAAACTGTGCATGCAGGGCCATAATAGTTGTTTGTGTAGGAGTTACAGTTAGGTCCTGAGTATCCTGAAATACCATAGTTTGCTGGGGTAGTATAGCTAGTAACTCCATAAACTGCATTTGGTCCAGTAACATATGAAAGATACGCACTGCAGGTTGCAGCACCATATGCCGTACAAGTACTACCTGTTGATGTGGTGTAAACGTTATAAGTAGGAAGATAAGTTATACACCCATTTATGTAAGTCGTACAAGGGTGTGAAACATAATAGTAATTACCACTTTTAGCGTAGGTTGTTCCATAAGCACTACATGAGTATGAGTAGTTTGTGCAAATAGGACTTCCAGATGCATAATAAGACCCATATGTAGTCGCATATGTGCTACATGGATTTGTATAAGTACCGCACGGAGTATACGCTGAATATGCATAATTAGCTATACCGTAGTTTGCTAAATAAGAATAAGAAGTTATACCGTAATTGGTAGCGTACGAGTAACCTCCAGTACAAGAAACACTCACAGAGTAAGCATAAGCACCGCAATAGCTTCCAGTTATATAATTTGTATATCCAGAACAAGAGTAAGTTGCACAAGTAGAACAATTACAAGAAGTATTAGTTGAACGACCATAAGTTACGCCCCACCAATTTCCTGAATCAGTTATCCATAAAGCAATACCTGATCCGCCATCATTATTTCTAGTAGAAACATTTGTTATTGTACCTGTTGTAGGTGTACTACCTTGTACTTCAAGAGTTATTTGACTTGCACTATCTACTGAGACAATTTGAATGTCTGTAGGTGTACCTAAAGATCCAGTACCAGCTGTGGCTGAAATAAATTGACCAGCAGAAAGACCTGAAGTAGAACTTAATCCTGTTATTACAACTGTATACCCACTAGTTGTAGCTGTTACAGTTGAAATTGTTCCTGATACAGAAAAAACAAAATTAGATCCAACAGAAATTGATGAAGTATTATTACTAGATGTCATATTTATATCAGCAAGTGGATATGTAGATGGACTTGAATAACTTTGAGCAGCTTTACCATCTGTTCCCCATACACCTTTTTCAACGTTCCAAACTCCTCCAGAACTTGATGTACCTAAAGAACCAGAATTACTTCTATTAAAATTATCAGAAAAACTTGCAAAAGCAGTTTGTATAAAATTCATTAACCCTTGAAAAATTCCAGACATTATGTAAGCCCATTTCCGCTAATCATCCAAGATGTTGCTGTTATTTTAATAATAGTTGCTACACCATAAGGAGCAAGAGTTCTTGTTCCTGTTGTACCCGTTCCTGCTAAATACATGATATCTGTAGTGATTGCAATTGATGTTGTAACTGCTGCTGCATTAATTACAGCAACTGAAAAACCAATTGGTAATGCAAGTGTTCCATTTGCAGGAATTGTAAGAGTTTGACCAGTTGTTGTGTAATAAATATGTTTTCCATTATCAGTTGCAGCAATTGTGTAAGCACCTGGATTTAAATTTTGTGGCATTCCCATGTATCCAAGTTGAGATGCAGATGTTGTTGTTCCTGGTGCTGCAGTTGCGGATAATGTACCTGAAAATGTTGACAGACCAGTATTGTCAATAGTTAATCTAACTGTTGATACTCCACCATCTGCTTTTGTTGAAAATATAAGAATTCCACCACGATTATTTGCAGTTGTTCCAGTTGTGTATGCTTCTATTTGAGCAATTGATTTATTTGCTGCAAGAGTATTACCATCAGCAGCAATTACTATGGTTCCATAATTTCCAATTCCGTCAGTATTTGTGTTAAATAATTCTAATACTCCGCCAGCATTTCCCGAACCACCTACTGTTAAGTATTGACCACTACCTGATCCTCTTACATTTGAAGATGTTGTATTAATTGCCACATTTCCAGTTGAAGTAATACGCATACGTTCAGCACGACGATCAGTTCTTGCCCCAGCAATTTGTGTTGACCATGACCAAGCTGAAGATCCATCTGTATTAATATCTGCAAGAAAATTAGCTACTGATGCGTTATTTTCATTTCTTGCATCATAAAAAACTCCACCAAAACTTGATGCACTTGCAGAGTTATGCTGCACTGCATAACCTTGATAAGTATTACTACTTCCAACCATTTTAATTATAGTTCCATTACCAGTTGAAGTAAGTGTTCCAGTAGTTGTTAAATTTATTGATCCAACAATTGGAGAATATGTAGATACAGCATTAGATATAGTTAAATAAGTTGTAGAAGCATTTGATGTAGTTAGGTAGGTGGAAGGAGTGACGGTAACACCATTAATTATAACATTAGAAGCATTTAAGTTTCCATCAACACTTAATGAAGATACTTGTAGTGGTTCAGTATATTGATGTTTAAGCTTATCTAAAGCCATTCCCCACCCCTTTTATTAAGCCTGGGCTTCTGTCCAAGAAATTCTACCAAGTACATCTGCTCCTGCTGCACCAAGATTGGTTACAACAAATGTTAGAGTATCTGGTCCATCTGGATAAATTGCAGTATTTGAGTTTGCTGCTCCTCCACCTAGAATTGCATTACCTAAGTCACGAAGTGTTGTTAAATCTGTTGAACCAGTGCTTGCTACAAAATAACCACCAGTTACTTCTCCACCAG